GTAGATTCCTATACGGGAAGTAATGCGTGTAAAGTTTCTTCTTCTTCAACAAATGAGCATTATACCGGAAACGGATCGGGTCAGGCAAACATTAGGGAAACATACGAAACCATATTTTATTTTGATTTTATCGGGGTCATAAACCCACGGCTGTAATTTCTCCCTAATAGCTTGCGCTCTTTCTTCTGTAGTTGGGGGCATTTCTTCAAACCCAACCTTTTTGTAGGTTTTGTATTTACCTAAAAATCCGTGTTTTATTTCCTTCATTTTTGTTATTTTTTATTGGCTAAAAAGGGGGGTTTTTACACCCCCCAATTATATCATAAATTACGCTACGATTGTGATGCCAGAAACTACATTTGCTAATGTGTCGTCTAACTTCATCATAGGGTCTTTACTGAAAAACGATAAGGTAATTGAATATGAAGAAGCATCTCCAAAATTTACCCCAGTTGCAGCAGTTCCAGCACTCAAATATCCGCCTTGGAAATCAGTTCCCAAGTAATAGATATTATCGTTGTTGTCATATACCGCAACTTTTAGCCCTCTATTTTGTGCTAAAAGCTTGATTTGATTGCGAACCGCAGTGTCTAATTTGTGGAAAACCATAACCAAATCTTGCTGATAAAATAGTGAGCCGTTTTCAAGTGAATTATTGATGGTTTCTGTCAAAGATGAACCACCATTTTTACGCATCTCATAAGTGTATGCATTTCCGCTGCCCGAAATTGTTGAAATTTCGCCAGCTGTTTCAGTATATCCAGTAACGTCCTGGAATATTACTACTTTTTCTATTCCGCCAGTTTGCGCGAGACAACTTTCGTTGATTGAAGAGCTCACTTGGCAACTTGAATAATCAGCCATAATCTTTATTTTATTTTACAAGTTTTTTTATGCGTTTTACGCTAAATTATTAGTGACAAAATTCTCTGGGAAAGCAATGTTTGTAGCCAAGTTGAATTGAGCTTGTAATCTTACTTCGTCATTATCTTTAGAATACCACATATCCAAACGCTCTGTGTCATCTAAAAGTCCAACACCAATTACCATTTGTGAGCTCTTACCCAAAACAATTCTGTTCTTTCCAGCAAGACCTGGAACACCTACAACACGAATTTTAGTAGCTGGGTGGAAAGTGATAAACTCTTCACCAGCAGAAGTTGGGTCAAAGTGGAAGTAATTAGCAGTTCTCAAATTTACAACGTAGTTGTTGTAGTTTGCTGGTGACATAAATACTACCAAGTCATCGTCCTCACGGATTGCGTCTGGTGTAGCAGCAATAACTTCATCTACACAAGTAAGCATAGTGCTTGAAGATGGAGCCGTTGGTGATACTACGTAATTCACACCAGTAGTTCCCGTTGCGATTGTGTAGTAGAAACCATCATATCCGTCAGCAGCAGTTGTTGCCAACCAACACTTATCTTCTACGAACTTTTGAATTTCTTTTACCTTCAAATCTGCAATTTGAGCTTCAAAAGGTAATTCAGCGTTTGACGCTGGGTTGTTTAGGAACATACCAGCCCAGTATGTTCTCAAATCAGTAGGACATAAAGCCTCTTGATATTTGTATAATTTAGTAGCCAAATTTCTCTGCGTAAATGTTGTTGCACTTGCGTTAGAATTTGACCAACCACAACCTCCCGCACCAATTGAAATGCTTGATGATAAAAGGTTGATTGATTGTGTGCCCTTTACCCCTGCTTGGATATAGCAGATTGAAGGGGTTTTAGCTTTTACGATACTTTCGCTCAACAACAAACCACCTACTTCGTCAGTATAAGTAGAAATGTTAGTCAAATCAAAAGAAAAGCCGTGTCTGTTCAAACCATTTTTTGTGTTCATTTTATTCAAACTTTTTTTGTTATTTTTTATTTTTATTTTAGTGCTCTACGAAGTGCTGCAAGTTGTTCCAATTTTGAAAATTGTTGTTCTTTCAACATTTCAACATAAGCACCCTTTTTGTCGTAGATTTTTTCAGCCGCAGGTTCAGCTGCGAATTTGCTGAATTTATTTTTTAGCTCTTCGTTTTCTTTACGTAAAGCTTTGATTTCGTTGTTCAAAGTTTCCAAAGCGTTTGCGAAAGTTTCCATCATTTCAACTTCAATTTCCACTTCAGCCTCTTTTTCTTTGATTTCAACGATTTTGCCGTCTTCTACAACGACAATCTTACCATCTTCGGTTTCGTGCTCACCAGTAGGAGCTGGTTGTCTTCCTTCTTCAGTAATGATGTAAAGGTCTGCACCTACCATCAAATCACCTTCAGTTTCAACAATCGTTCCGTCAATCAACGTAGCTTGAGCCATCTTGTCTTTTGACTGCTCTTCTAATGAACCTTCACCAGCAGTGTCTGGGTATTTTACACCCGTGATTTTACCTTCAGCATCAACTACAATCACAATACCCGATTTGGTAGTGTGCTCGCCTTCTGGTGCCATTACTTCGTTTCCTTCTGCATCTACAACATACAACATTTGACCTTCTGCAAAATCACCATCTTCTTTGTTAGTGATTTTTGTTCCGTCAGCCAATTCAGCGTCTGCCATTTCTTCAGTAGTCATTTCTGGCAACATCAATTCATCAATCTTACCCTCTTTTACCATTACCTTTGTTCCGTCTTCCAAAACAACTTCGCCATCAGCTGCAGGTAATTCACCTTCGGGTGTGATTACATAAATGTCAGTTCCTACTACCAATGCATCAATACGAAATTCAACACCTTCAGCTGTTTTGTAGAGCTCAAACTTTTCGTTTGTTGCGCCGAAGATTTCTCTAATTTTGTTGATAATTTCTTGTCTATTCATTTGTAAGAAAATTTGGTTTATTTTAGCTAAACATTAGGTTTTCGTTGAACCAACCTTCAACTGAAAAACCATTTAGTTTGCCCGTTTTTATTTTTTCCCATACTTGGGGGTTTTCTACCTTCATCGTTATAACCCACGTCCCCTTCGGGTATTCAAGTCCTAACGAAGTAGATTTATCAAAAATTGGGTCTTCTACAATCCAACTTTCTTTCACATAACTATCTGCCTTTCTATCGGTGTGCTCAATATTACTTGCATCAAGTAATTTATTTCGCATATATTTCTCTGCTAATTTTTTGATTGTTTTTTCCGTAAAAAAGACGTAGTAGAATTCACCATTAGGTTTCATCGGGGTTGGTGCCGACTTTCTAATGATGAATTTGTTAGGTATGATTGCCGCTCCCGTAATTTCCATCTTTTCATCATTAGCTGAAAACGACAATTTACCAGGCTCCATACTACAAGTAAGTCCGTCAAAATAGTATCCTTCCTTACAATCACAAGATGACATCTTTTCTTGTTCCATACTTTCACAAGGCATATACACAATCGTTCCTTCCAAGTCGTGTTCGTGTGCTCCCTTACAACCGATAATTTCAGCCAACTTTTCAGCTTCTTCACGTGTTGAAAAAACTGGCATATTGTCAATAACATCTATTGCGGTAAAACCACCTAATCGTGGTCCAATATTCACACCCTTACTTGTTCCTGCTGCTTCTGCCGCTGCCGTAGCATCATTACGGGTGTCATATAATACACCCACTTCTTCACTAATAAGACCCCTTCTACTATTCGCTGAATTCAATATTCTTGGGAGTTCATTTTTAGGGACATACGTTAGTTTTACCCATTTATGCAAGCAGTTATAACTTCCGCGCCACATTAGGGGGGAATAACCCGCTGGACCTACTGGATTTAGAACCGATAATGCTTGTATATCTTCTTCTGTGAATACACGTTGGGACTTTATCATTTCCTTACAGAAATCACGGGAATTGTCCCTAATAGCCCCTACATACTTGTATCTTACACGTGGGTTGAAGTCCCCTTCCCAATCGGGGTTAGGGTTAGATGGAACTGCGAATAATTCCTTACTGAATTCTTGTGGGACTGCGTCTTGGATTGCGAACAATACGTAATCTTCTTTTTCTAATGTTCCCATAGGTTCCCCCAACTGATTTATGTGAAATGCTAATTCACCCATTTTGGTATTATCCAATAAATCATATATGGGTTGGTAATGTTTTTCGTGCTCAAAAGCAAGCCAGTTGCTTTCGTGTGCTGGACGTTCCACAAGTGCTATTCCGTCCAAACCAGAAATGTCATCAAATTCGTCAATAGTGAGCTCTACTATCTTCATCTACTATAAATATAAAAAGTTTAGTTATTTACCATTTTTACAGAACAGAACGGGATTTTATCTGTCTGTCTAATGATTGCATACTGCTCATTTCCGTAGATACAACGTATGTCTTTACTGGTTGTCCCCCTTGACCTACAAGTTGGTTCAACATATTCTGTTCGGGTGATGTCTGTGTTGTTAGTGATGAAATACCACCTGCTGCGAACCTACGACCACCCCCCGCTTGGTTGATTGACGACAAAAGACCTTTGAACATTTTGGAACTACGAGCGTTGATAATTGTTTCACCATTAGACACCATTACGGGGACATTATCACTTTTACCCGACCCTTGACCTACTACCATACCATCAGCCGCTTTTACGTCCGTATTGACTTTCATAATGGACATTATGGAAGCCGCACCTTGTGCAAGGGCAATACCATACGCAATTTGTGCTCTAACAAGAGCATCGGGGGTGGGGACTGATAATTGTGATAAATAAGCGGCTTGGGCTGCTTGAACACTTTGAATACCAACTGAAATAACCGCAAGGGTTTTACCTAACGCACTTTCCCTTCCAGCAAGTTCAGCAACTGCGTTGAAGCCATCTATCGCTAATTGAACTCTCATTTGTTCAGCTTGCGCTTCCTGCTCATTTATTTTTTGTCTAACTGCTGAAAATTTTTGTAATGTTGCTGTAATTCTTTCTTGGTGTGCTGTGTCTATGTTTTCCA